CATCGATTAACCCCCTGATTGTCCCAAACAGTATCCAGCAATCGTCTAGGCTCTGACTCTTCCTCAAGAATTGCTAATGCTGCCTCGCCACAATATAAAAGAGCGTTATTGTAAACACCCAGCTTCGTGGCCATTACGCAGCCTCATACTCGTCGGCCCACGCCTCAGCCTCTACCTTGTTCATGCCCTCAGCTAAAACTTGGTCATTACGCAACACTGACCACTTTTTCGGCCCTCTTAGCTTGACAATAAGACCGTCGAAAGTCCTTTCTTTCTCTTCCGCCAGATTGACTCGCTGCAAAACCTTCACATGAGCATAATTTTTTCCAACAGTCGTAACGATAACATTCAAATAAAAGCTAAAATCATCGGGTATAATTTTTATCTCATCCCCTTCTACAAAATTCTTGGCACAGTAAGTCCAGAATTCCGGCTTTAATACATCCTCAATCGTAGTGCCAACCTCAACTCTGACAGCATGGTTTTGATTGTCTGAATATGCCTGTACTTTAATCCTATTCGATGGAAGCATAAAAATTCTCCTAAAAAAAAGAGGCTCAGCTAAATAGCAAAAGCCCCCTCAATTATAGCATTTACCTTATTAGTTCGTCGAAGCAACCAAGGTAGCTGCGCCACCAGCACTAAGAGCGCTAATGTGCATGCTGTGAGACAAGTTTAATACACTGTCATAAACCTGCACAAAATCACCGACACGAAGACCAAGGTCAACTGCATCAGTAACATAGTCCGCCGCCAAAATGTCGGCAATCGCATCAGGACTGTTGTAACCCCACAAGGATGATGCAATACCCCCAACACGATCAATCAAAAGTGTAGGGGGATTAGTGATTAAATAAGCCATATCAAACTCCTATGCTAAAGTATCGTGAGTGAATGGAATAACACCTTCGTCTTGCAAAAGCTTAGACCCCATAATCATTGAGCAACGAGCATAGGTATAACCTTGCTCTTCATCGTATCCAACAACATTTTCCATCCCGCTAACATTAGCCGCATGACCCATGGAACTTTTATGATACAAATATGATTGCTCGCTGTCTGTCCCCTGGCCAGGAAGACCTGGATGCTCAATAATTGTAGCGTTGCGCCATTTATAAACCGTCGGCATGTCACGCCAAGACATATCTTCACCCGCATAAGGCTGATGCTTAACGAAGTCAGCGCTTGCGAAAGCCCTGCTAGAATCCTGCTCTAATGCTGCCAAAAAACTAGGTTGACACAACATCGAGATGTATCCATCCCAAGGAACACTTTCATTAGTCAATCTAACGCGCCCCCGCTGAAACATCGCCACACTCGCAACCTGACCTGCCCCACCAACTCCACCTGTCGCCGTACCAAGCTGAGCAATAATTAACTCATCAATTTTTCGGTTGATAACCGCAAGCGTATCTTCTTGCATGATCTGCTTTTGATTGCCTTGAGATGCAAATATATTAAAACCTGTCAGCGTGACAAGATCATTCCACTCCTCTAAAATTGCGGTGTTTTGCTCATTATCGTTGCCGCGCGGCTGAATCCTGCCAGTTATTCCACGCTTAGTAGCCGCAGCATTGCCAGACCCAGCAACTAAAAAGACGGCCTGATTGCCTTTGATTACCGCCTCTGTAGTAACAGTGCCAAGAAGAAGTGACTTGCGTTGCTCAAATTGAGCAATCCACTCATCACGATATTGTGTTTGAAAAGCTGAAAGAGCCATAAGTACGGTCTCCTATCTAATTAAAAGAAAATCTCTTAGACGGGGTAGCCGTTTGCAGTTAAGCAGGGTAGCCATAAGGGGCTGCATTGCCGGTCGCGGGGCCGTACTCTGACAAATATAATTGCCTGTTTCTATTGTTTCACTATATCCAATAGCTGTCAACTATAGCTCTCTGCTTTTAGCCGATATAAGCTTAAGATATTTAGCCTGATTATCCGCTGCTTTCGGGCCTTTATAGTATTCAGAGTTTTTATTCCCCATTAAAGCCTTAAGATCATTGATCTGAGCATCAATTGATCCGGACATATCAGTCGTGCCAGAAGGCACTAATCTTGCCGCTGGATTGATATCAATCGACATCTGAGCCATAAGACGAGCAAACCCTGCATTCTCCTTAACAGAGTTTAAAATCGACTCCTTCAGGTCTGCCTGATCTTCGCCAAGCCTGGAATTTAGATCATTATTGATGGCTGTCAGATTACCCCGATAATCAACCCCCCACTCAGTACGAAGCTCGTCCTCAGTATCTTGTATGCTTTGTAATTGAGAATTTCTAGCCTCTTCTGCAACCGCCAGATCATGCCCTTCGTGCCACTTGATTGCCTGGTCAACCTGCGCTTGAGTGTAATTGTTTTCATGAGCAACCTTAAGAAAATCATCAATCCTTGCTTGCTCTGGCTCACCAATAACAACACCTTCCTTCGTGTTTACCTTATAATCAGCCGAAGATTCTGGCAATCCGGCTTCCTTTCGCCACGTAGCTTTTTCTTCATCCGAACCTTTATCAGGGAAAAGCTCAGTTAGCTCTCCCGATCTGATCTTCTGCTGCGCTTGATAACCAGCATTAAGCATTGATTTTTGATCTGTATAACGCTTTGCATAAGTTAGCTTCTTGTCATCACCGTCCGCATAATCCTCGCGCCAATTAGAAATAACCTCATCAGAAACAACCTCATCAGCCTTTACATCAGGCTCTACATCCGAACCTTTGTTTATCTCTTTATCATCTTTAATAATCCCAGAACCACCCTCAGATGGAGCCTCTTCTTCATATCTCATCTAACTTGCCTCTCTTTGTTAATATTAGTCTCTTTAACTATCTGCAAAGCCACCCATCGACGACCCTGAGAAAAAGCAGAATCATGGCTCGACTCACAATAAGTATCATCACCTGCGCCGCATGCCGTCATAACCAACCACTGCATAAATATTGACTGTTGATTAGCATTAGCATTACCCGCATACATCGCCTTGATTGCCATGTTTACCGATACAGGAGCCCGAATGTATGTATTAACCGACAACCTTTACTCCTTGCTCAATTTGATCGAGAGCTTCTTGCCTCTCTATTTTCTGCTGCTGCTCTTTGACTTTTTGCTCAACAGTCTCACGGCTATTAACCCAGGATGCCGGAGCGCCTAAACTTGCCAGCGCGTCTCTAAGACCGTTAATCGTGTCCGGCACAGCCAATGCACCAGGATCAAGCTCAGCCGCAGCGCGAATAAGCTCTCCAGATTGTATAAATATTTGACTCTTTTGTGCCTCAATCGAGTCATGCAGCGGAGACTCAAAAGTAAACTCAATTTCCCTTCCCTGCAAAGATTCGGGAATGTCAGCGCCGAAGGCTCCATTATCAATCAACAAATCAAACGTTGCACTACATAATCGTCCGTTATAGCTTGGCTCCATTGGCGCAAATAAAGGTAATGCGCCGCGAATATACTCATCAACACGCTTAGAAACCTCGTAAGCTGTCATATCTCCATTATTAACCGGCAAAGTCAGCTTATTAAGATAAAATGCTTGTGCCAACAAATCCCTGGCATCCCTTATCATCTCCATGCCATTAGGTATACCGCTATAATCTTGCGGTATAGGCCTAAGTGCCGAACCTAATCGCTCGTCATACTCCTCATTGAGCCAGCTAATACCGCCCGCATAAATAGCAATATCACCAGAAACAGCCCCTTTAGTCGCAATAAGGGGCGGATTTGTAGACTTCTCGCCAGCCTCAAGCAACGTATAAGTCATTGCCTGGATCATTCTTGCGTCAGCTAATGCTGTAATAGTTGATGGAGAATACGCATACTGCGAATCACATGGCTTTTCCCACTGCGGAATTATGTACTCTCTTCTTCGCGTCGCAGTCTCTTCAATTAAATGACTGTTCTGCCTGTCATAATATATCGATACAAACTGCATCTTCCCAGATTTAATGTCATAGATGTTTGATTCAACTTCTATGTGTAAGCAATCCACCCTTTCAAAGGGATGCTTATCAACCCGATCACTGACTCTTGCGCTAACTTTGTCACCAAAGATTGTCACTAGATCACGATTCGTCGGCTTCCATTTCCGCGCGACAATTGCATGTTGCCCCTCCTCGTTTTCCGACCAGACTACATCACGCAAATGCCAAGATCGATACAACAAAGCATCTCGATTTTTATTCAATCGTACCGATAGTACCGCTTCACCAAATGCTGCAAAATCATTGTCTGCTTGCTTGGCAACCTGAGCAAGCATAGCCACAGGGTCATACATTATCTTGCGCTGAGTTTTTTCTGTAAACTCAAGAAATCGCTTGGACTCATTATCAACCTTGTCTGAAAACTTTATCCCAGCTTTAAACCATTGCTTTGTTTCCGGCCTGAGCATAGACCCGATCTGATCCGCAAGCTCGCGTCTGATTAAAATAGTATACGAAGTAGATAAATTGTCCGAAAACTCTTCGCCCATGATTCGAGTCCGAGTAAAATCTGCCCGTTGCGGATAAAAGTTCTCAGCAATTTCTTGTCGCAATAAGTCTAATCTCAACTTATCCGAGTAGAGCTTATCAACCAGGCCGATTAGATGCTTAATATTCATTATCCCAGCTTAGTCGTCGGAGCTAAAACAGTGCTGCTACGTCCAGATCGTCGCTGAGACTGAGCAAAAGACCTACGCCTCGATGCCCTGACATTATCACCATCAGGCAAAGGTGCCGGAGTATTAGACTCTGCTGCAATTTCCGCAGCTCTGATCGACGCATCTTTGTTAGATCGTGCAGTCTTCTTAGCCGACAAAACTGTCGCTCCACCCCCAATAATCGCCGATGCAATAGGTATTGCTGCTGCTGCCATTTTATTTTCTCCTCGATATTGATTTTCGGTTGCGCCCAGTAATTACTTGCCCAGGCTCTTGCTGTTGTATCCAGCTTAGCGTGTGAGTCGACGCTCTCGAGCCACCGTACCACGCCATGACCACAGAATCGCTCAAATCAGTCGATGATCCTATCCGCTTAATTAACTTGGCTTTCGGCTCAAGCTTTATCACATTAAGATCATTATGATTGTCATCAAATCGTATCGAGCATAACTGAGCTTTAAGCTTACGATCATCGGGCAATATGATCTTAGCCCCCCCCGACTGGTTTGGGTCTAACGCCTCCATGAATACATAATAAGCCGCTGTTCGAGTGTTATAAAATGGTATCTTGCTGTTTTTAGCCCGCTTTGTCGATTTTTCAGCACCTTTATATGCGACAGTCTCAATTCGATTGTCAGTTAAATGCTGATGTGTCGCACCGCCATAGCCACCACCCATGTCTAATATGATCGTTGACTGATCCCGCCTGTGCTTAAAGATTAGCGCGCTAACCTCAGCCCCGCCCGGCGTCTCAACACCCGGCACACTAATAAGATTGTCGTACCATCCATCATATCGTATCGCTAATGATGTCGAGTCTGTACCACCTTGTGCGATGTCAACGCCAATAGCGCATTGCGGTACATCTTTCGGAGCACCAGGCGTCCATAGAGACATTGATTTGCTTACCCAATCTGTCGGAATAAGCTGGAAACTGTGATCCCCCCTGCTCGCCTTAAATCCACCCATTAATATTTTACGTAAATGTGCCGGAAGATTGTCTAGTTGCTTTTGATAACCAGTATCAGCATAAAAAGGATTGTCTTTAACCCCAGAAGGTATATAAGTGCGTGACATCGATGTCGTTGTCCGACCGTCTATCTGATACTCGCCAGAACCATCAACCTCAATATCCTTGTCGTTATCATCAGTGATAAACCATCTCAGCTCACCAGGCAAGGCAGGATTAGCATTAAGATCATCAAGCCATGGCGCAAACATATCGACAATCCAGTCTCCTTCGTCTGACAGCGCTGGATTTGTCCCCAGCATTATCCTGCATCTTTGCTCTTGATCCGCAGACCGCACCCAGCCCATCAACAATCTAACTTGTGACCCGACAAACTGTGCAGCTTCGTCAATATACAAAAAATCATGCGCTCGGCCCATCCAAGATTGCTCATCACCCACATATTGTGCCGCGCCAAATTCGATAAGTCGGCCATCTGTAGCAACAAGTTTCGGCGGCGGCGAACCATTAAACCCACTCCGCGTGCCATTAATTGCTATTGATCGATCCGTCAATCCGGATAAATCTGAGTACTTGCGACGCATAACAAGTGATCGCTTGTGTGCAGTAAGTGCTAATCCAAGCCCACAATCGCTCTTTCCCCCACCAGGCTCACCCCCGTACAAAACAACATCAGCTTTTGAATTGTATGCATCAGTTTGCGGCCCAGGGTTTGGAATCCAAACCATATCCTTCGTTGCCATTTCCGCTGTCGCAATGATCTGCGCTCGATCTTTAGCACTGACAGTGTCAAGCTGCTCGATTATCTCAGACAGTAAAGACATCGTAAGACCAATTTAGCTTATTTAACGACAAATTAGTTAGGGAGTACCGGCCCGCAAATAATCGACCTAACCCATTGATTTCTATAGATTCTGATTCTGCCAAAATCATCATTTAATTAGTAGTTCTTGCAGATTAAGCCGTGATCGCATCAAAAACCACCCTAACGACCGTATTCGGTCTAAATTATAATCGCTTACAGTGACACTCATAAGCTCAACATCAACACAATCATCAAAACATCAATCAAAACAATGCAACTAATAGACCCAAACTAACGATACTGTATGTCTATTCATGCCCTGGCGTGCCGCTGGCTGCATTATCTAATGATACCCCTGCCAATGGTATTGCTTTATATGTCACGTCGCACAGAAGGGCGCACAGAGAGAATCAACCCCCCTTCTTGCTCAGCAAAAATGCTACCTGCCGCGCAGCCTTGTTAATATCAAAATCAGGAATAAGATCCTTTCCGTTAGCCCCCGTAACCTCCTGTATCAAACGATCCCCATACTTGGTGGGCTTGATCTTAGATAAATACCACTTCCTCGCATCAACCCTCAACCGAGACCGCTGTATGTTCTCAGCATGCAACTTTAATTTTCCGCCGCTCTCAGCCTCTTTTTCAGCCATGTAATCGTTAGTGCCGTCGTCCGCTATGTCAAGTAACTGCTCAGCTAAGTAGTCCGTGCATTCGTCCTTAGCTTTTTCGTATGACGCCCTGAAGTCGTCCTTCTCTCTTAACCATCTAAAAAGTGTGGTTATTGCTGGCATGCCCTTCGTCTTGCTTATCTTAGCCATAGACTGTCCTAGAGCAAGCTTTTCGCAGATTGTGTCTGACAGCTCTTTGCTGTAATCAGTGGGACGCCCGTTAGGCATACCCGTAAGCTGTCCTTTGCTCATATTAGTGCCTTATCTTGCCGTGAGAAAATGATTCGAAACTTAAATGCTCTGCAAGCATAGCCATTACTACATCACCGACTTGTGCCGCGGCATATTCTGGCTTTACTTTTTGATTATATAAACTGTTTACTACGTGCCTGATTCGATTGCGCATTTTTGGCACAAACGATTCTGGCAGCACGACTGCGTCAGGGATTCTTAAGCCGCTATCCAGCTCCAAGCCTAGCTTTTCAATAAATTTGCCGACTTCAACGCTTTGCTTTGGCTCCATCGCTAATGCAGAGACGGGTCTGTCAAATACAAGCACTACATCGCCATTTTGCACATGTATGCCGACTTTATGCGTTACTAGATCGTCTGTTAGCTCTGTCATGCTGCTGTAATGCTTAAAATATGACCGGGGGTTACTGCAAACCATTCTTTTTGTCGAGCAAACAATGGGGTAGAGTTAATATCTGCAACTTGAGACGCAGGGCCAACATTATAATAAGCATCTACGTCGCAAACAATTCGCACATAGCGAGACTCGACATTAAAAGCATCAGCATCAATAGTTGATGCAAATGACTCAGATTGTCGCGCAATCGCTGGTTCGCGCTGCATTTGTATTTTCTGCGTATCCTTGTCGTGCGGCAGCTGTGAGTACTCAGACATCCAAAATCTTGCCATTTTCTGCTCCAGAATTCGAGACTCTATTATAACATAATTGCAAATGGCTATCGAATATCAGCCCTCGATTGAATTAATTGTATTGCGATTAACTGCAATGAGCGTATATTAACAATCAAGCAACAAACACACTAACAAACAATAGAGAGATTAAAATTATGAACAAACCACAAATAGTATCAATCGACGGCGTTGACTATGTTCGCGCAGACAAAAACCCGGTAGCCCAGGAAGTTGATGGCATGAAATATTGCGTTGTTCGAACATATTCGGCGGGGGTACACATAGGGTACGTAGCTGAGTTTGGAGTTAAGCACCCGCAGCACGCGAAGCTCATAAACTCTCGTA